GCGAATGTCTGCACCATACTGTTGAGTTTGGCTATTATCGGTGTGATTATAGGCAGCAGCTGTTCGCCTAATGAAGCGCCAAGCTCCTTTATCCCCTCGGTGAACATCCTCATCTGATTGGCTGCGCCCTCTTGGGTTCGCGCGAAGTCGCCCTGCGAGTTCTTGGTCATCTCCATAACGTATTCATATCTTAACTGGACCTTTGTCGCCTGGTCCATATCGGCTATGTTTTCCTGTATTCCTCTTGACAAAGCGAACGCCTGCAGGTTAGTTTCGGTCATTACTATGCCTAAGCGTTTAAGCGATTCGGTTTCACCAGTAAATATTGCCGTTAGCGCGGTGTTGGTCTGTGCTATATCTATATTTTTGAATGAGGCCATATCGCCTGCGAGATTGACCATTTCAATTGACATTTTGGCGGCTTCATTGGTGGTTTTTCCCATTGAGGTTGCCATATCGCCAAAGTTAGCGGCCATATCGAGCGCCGTCCCCTCCGCAAGTCCGATTGATGACAAGGTAGTTTTCGCCCATGCTTGGACCTCATCAGCGTTCTTTTGGAACGCGACCTCTACCTTGTTCGCGGATTCGGCTACATCTGAGGCCATTTTAAAAGAAGCAGCGCCCGCTGCTAAGATAGGCGCTGTAACTCCGACCGTCATGACCGTTCCTGCTTTTTTGAAAGCATCAGCAGTCTTGTTGACTTTGTTCTGCGCCTCTGTCATGCCTTTTTTCAGATTTTCAATGTCTGCTCCAATTTTTACAAGCAGATTCGCTATAGTTGCCAAGACTGCCTCCTAGTGGTTATTCTCTTTCGCACGCTGTTTCGCTTTTTCAGCGTTTTCGTCATATCGTTGCTGTTCTCTTCTTGATTTAACATTGAAGTAGGCGAGCCATTCAGACACTTCGATACTGCTCATTTCAGAAAGCATCTTCCCTACAGAAGCATAGCCTAAAATTTCAGCTAAACTGTAATAGAAATATCTTTCTGGTCGCCGTTCAAGTTTTTTTCAAGCTCCTCCACGTCATTATCAGACATACCGCTCAGCCTCTGCGCGACTGAGAATATCCTGTCTACAGGTGCTGCGGACTTCTTGGCTAGTGCCTCGATATCCCCTGAGGTGAACAAGAGCTTTCCCTTATCGTCCACGACAGACACTGCGATAAACTTCGCCCTGAGGTTATCTCTGTTAGATACTATCTCGAAGTTGTTGCCGTGCCGTTTGGTGGAATATAAAGAGGCTTCCCACTTGTCCCTTTCGCCTGCTGTCAGTCCTTTGACCTTGACTTCCCCGCCCCATTCTGGAACTGGTACGATTTCGGTCTTGATGTCATTGTAATTCAGTATGTCTTCCCTTGTTAATAGTGCCATTTTATATCCTCCTTTTATTTTTATACACCTAGCCTTAGCCATGTGTCATAACTTACCCATGATACTGTTTTGTCCTGTACTCCGTCTATCGCCGCTGTTACTTCGTCACTTTCTAGAAGTACCCAATACCGCGTAGGTTCGACTACGCCGTCTTCGCTTAATTCAAGTACTACAGGAACTCCTGCAGACAGGGCGTCTGAATAGGTCGTGTCTGTGATGTCGAACTGGCTCAACGAACCGCTTGCAGAAAGTAATGTTACTGCCCGCTTTTTGTGCGTGTCGCCATATGCTGTCACGTCAACGACATCTGCTGCCCTGTTCGATGTAGCGTTATGAGCATAAGCTGCGGTCGTCATCGGCAGATAACTTCCTGATATCTTGACTACCCTTGATGACGCGGTCGCAAATGTTACCTTACCGCTTAATCTGTTCAACGTGTAGGTTGAGGAATCCTGCGTCTTGTAAGTTTCGATAGTGTCGCCGTTCGTCATTCCTGTGATAGCCGCTACTGTGATGTTGTTGTCGTCTACTTTCGCTATTACAAGCCTTGCCCCTGCGTGGGTTTTGTTGATTATCAAGTCACCCGCTACCAGTCCGTGGCCTGTCATCTCGATGTTGGTTTCTGTAGTGCCGTCTTCTGCCGTTTCGTCTGCGCCTTGAACGTGTACCCTGATTGTTGCGGTACGGTCAAGCACTTGCTTGGCGGTGTCGGTTATCTGATAGATTTTTGTTGTGACGTCTTCTGTCGTGGCTTCGCCTGTCATAGCCACAGCGTCACCGCTTATTTTAAGCACGGTATTTCTTCCTGCTACCTCGGCCATTTAGCCACCTCCTATTTCTATGCCTGCTGCGCTGGTAATGCTACTGGCGCTGCTATGCACGAGAATGTCGCGCTGAATGTCTGCTTTCCGTCTACTGGGTATGAAGCCTCAAATGAATTCACAATCGCCTGGACCTGCATTGACGGTACTGCCGTTCCCTGTGGATAACAGCCTATAAATACTGTTGTTCCTGGAACAAGTAATCCCTGCCCTGTATCCCCTGTGTAGATGTTTCCCGATACTGTTATTTCGGTATCAAGCAATCCTGCCATTCTCTTTCTGTTAGTGTCCCCGAATGATGTGATGTCGAGAATGTCGCATAAGGTCTTGTAACTGGCATTATCTGCGCCAGTTATCTTAGCGCCTGTTGAATTCGTCATCGCTTCGGTGTGGACATATACTACATTGGTTTTTCCTGCTACTTCTGCCATTTTTGATGCCTCCTGGTTTCTGCGTTAAGAACGCTTAATTGTTCGTTTTTACTGCTATATTATACCACATTTTCGCGGTAATAACATCTATAGTTCATTGTAAATTCGGGCCTGTCATTGTCATCCCTGCCTAAATCCAGTATTCCCGACTGGTTCTCTATCATCATAAGTTTCGCTGTCGACTTTCCGTGAAGTAATCCGTTTATAGTGTTGCATAAGGTTTCGCCTGCCTGGTATGACGAGTTTCTGACCCTGATTTGGAATGTGAGTTCCTCCACGTAGTTGCCTGTCAGGTCCCTCGGATAGCCTCCCGTATTATATATCGCTACCACATTGTCAGGCGACGGAGGGTAGCTTCCGATGTATACGCTGCTTATGGTCGACAACAAGCCTCTTACTTCGGTGGTCATGCTCATTTCTCTACCGCCTTTCTGATTTCCTCCTGGATATCCTTGACATATCTGTCCTTGTTCTGCTTATAAGGGGTTTCAAGGTACTTCGCCTGTCCGCCCTTAGGGTGCCTGTAACCTGTTTCCTCGTGCTGCCTTAATGCGTAAGGTTCTGAGAATCCGACTATCGCTTCAAGGTTCTCGGCTTTCGGTATGTCACCCCTTATCGACTTGGGGTCGCTGTCAGCTAAAGGTTCGGCTACCATTACCTTACCAACTACCGCGAACGCTGAGCCTCTCAAATCGCCTGTCATTACTGGCGCTAACATCTGAGCCTTGCCTTGCAGATCCAGCGCGACAGTCTTCAGCTCTTTTTCAATCGCTTTGGTGGTCTTGTCAGGAATCATCTTTAATGCGGTATTGAGTTTGTCGACTCCCTCTATTGTCATCTTCATTTTAAATACACCGTATAAAATCCTGTCTTTCCGTCTATATCGGTTAAAGGTTCTGATGATATCACAAGCATATCGTTAATCATATCATCCACCTGCACCAGTGTTTTGGTAAATACCCTCGCGGATGATACGGTTTCTTCGCCCTGCTTGTTCCTTATTAACTTATATCCGTTCTCCAGTCTTCCCTTGATTGAGGTACTGGAATAGGTGGCTTCGTTGTACTCGTTCACCGATGCGGGTTTTTTTAATATCAAAGTCTGATTGGCATATGCTTTAATCATGTTATCCTGTAGCCTCCTCCGATATACGGTTTCAGTAATTCCTTTGCCTCGTGGCTCACTATACTGTTGGACGCGCCTGAATAGGTTTCTGAGAGGTTTCCCAATGAGAATGACTTAACACCCTGCCTTTGCAGTTTGACGCGGTTTGACGTGCCTGAAGCCATCTCAAGAGCCGTCTCGCATTGGGCGTATTTAACTGCGTCGGGGACTTCCGATTGCACGTACCAGTTCTCAGGCCATATTCCTGATGGTTCGTACACATCGTACGGAATCATCGTGTAAATCGCCCTCGGAAACTCCAATGTTTGAGTAGTCTGGACTTTGAATCCTGTGTATGGTTGGCTATCGACTATCTTCAAAGCTTTTCTTAACAAGATTTCCTTGTCGGTGTCGGATAGTTCATTCCATGCAACCAGCTTCTCGTCTGTTGAAATGTAATTCTCGGATAAGTAGACTTGGGCGTCCGTTAATGTGATGTAAGTGTCTGTTCCTACTGTCAGCATTTTATCCCCCTATAACAAGTCATAGTAAATTGACAGCCCGTAGGTCCTTGATAAAGCGTTAGGCCATGCGAAATCCACTTTATCTGCCGCTTCAAACTGGATTGGGAATGTGGGCTGATAAAATAAATCGGTGACAGATGTCATGTCCTGCGAGTACACTACTGCGTCATAGGCTGCGCCTGCGGCTGCGTCTACTGTCGCCGTAAGGTTGCCCGCTCCGCCTGCGTCTGACAGATG